AACGCTTCTGGTACTACTGAGGCAGTAGTTTCAACTACAGCTTGGACTTTAGATACTACAAAAGATACTTTAGATGTTACTGCTCATGGTGCTACATCAAGAAGTTTTGTTGGTAGTTTAATTTCTGGTTCTGGTACTGTTGATTTTTTATATACAGCAGCTAGTGGTAACGAAACTGCAAACTTATTAGCTGATGTTTTAACCACAGAAGATGCTGGCGATGCACAGTTTGAATTATTTTTGGACACCTCTGGTACTAAGAAAGTAAGTTTTTCTGGAATTGTAACAGGAACAAGTTTATCCTCGACTGTTGGCGATCTTTCAACTGTTTCAGTAAGTTTCATCACATCTGGTGCTATCACCAACGCTGCATAATGCCAAAAGGTTCTTACTCAGGTAAACAGCGTAAATTAGCTAGGGTTGCTCCTCCTAGAGATAAAATTACGTCTGCTGATTTTAAAAAGCTCCGTTCTAAGAAAAAAAAGAAAAAGAAGTGAAACTTACTCCTCGCCAAAAAAATTTATTATCTAAGCACTCTGAGCATCATAGTGCAAAGCACATGGAGTTTATGAAAAGGCGAATGAGAGCAGGAGATACATTTACTCAAGCCCATAAAAAGGCACAAGCAAAGGTAGGTAAATAATGGCTAAACGTAAAGGAGTTAGTTTATCTGTAGGTCGAGGTGAAAAGTCTAAAAAAGGTGGACTTACTGCAAAAGGTCGTGCAAAATACAATCGTGCTACTGGTAGTAATTTAAAAGCACCTGTTACTGAAAAGAATCCTACAGGAAAAAGAGCAGCAAGAAGAAAAAGTTTTTGTGCAAGAATGAAAGGAGTTAAAGGTCCAATGAAAGATAGTAAAGGCCGACCTACTAGAAAAGCGTTAGCATTAAAACGATGGAGGTGTTAGATGACTTATTCAATTCCTGGAGACTATAGAACAAAGGTACAAACCTCTACAACTATTGGAGATATAGATAGTCCTTTTACTCGGACAAGGGCTGTTCTCGACATGATGAAAGGTTGGGAGATAATGAAGGCTGTTACTGAAGGAACAGAATATCTTAGGGAGAATAGTGAAGCATTTTTACCATTAGAACCAAGAGAAGACTATACAGCTTACATGGCTAGAGTGAATCGTGCTGTATTTAGTCCTTTTACACAAAGACTAATTAGAGCAGCTACAGGTCTTGTATTAAGAAAACCAATAACATTAACAGGCGATCCATATTGGACCGAAACCTTTAAGATGGACGTTGATGGTTGTGGCTCGGATTTAGATGAATACGCACGAAGGATATTGATGTGTTCTCTTACTTATGGTCAAAGCCATATTCTTGTTGATTATCCTGCACCTTCTGGTGCATTAAGTCTGGCAGAAGAAAGATCACAAAATCGCAGACCTTATTGGATTGAAGTAGATCCTACCAATCTTTTAGGTTGGAGATTAGATAGAGAGTCAAACTATGGAAATCTTATACAGGCAAGAATTGCAGAAAAAGCTGTACTACCTGATGGAGATTTTGGTGAAAAAGTTTATGATCAAGTAAGAGTCATAGAACCTGGAAACTATCGAGTTTTTCGCAAAGATGACCAAATTGATGCGATGTATGACGTTGATGATAATTCTTATATGGGTGAATTTAGCACAGGAACAACGGGAGAAGATTATAAACTAGTTGAATCTGGTAATTTTTCTCTTGGTGAAATACCTTTAGTTACTGTTTATTCTGGAAAAACTGAAAATTTAGTAAGTAAACCACCTTTACTTGATATTGCATATTTAAACCTTGCACATTTTCAAAGACAAGCTGATTTAATACATAGTTTGCACGTTGCATCTCAACCAATGCTTGTAATGGAAGGATATGACGATCAGACAAAAGATTTGGCTATTTCTGTTAATTATGCAATGGCAACTCAGCCAGGAAATAAAGTTTACTATGTAGAGCCAGCTTCTAGTGCTTTTGATGCTCAATCTGCTGAAATAAAAGAATTACAAATGCAAATGGCTACTTTGGGAATATCTACTTTAAGTCAACAGAAGTTTGTAGCTGAATCTGCTGATGCTAGAAGATTAGATCGTGTTGATACTAATTCTATGCTTGCAATGGTTTCAATGGAATTAGAGCAAAAACTTCAAAAATGCTTTAATTTTTCTGCTGAATATGTAGGAATTGAACCACCAGAAGTAAAAATTAGTAGAGATTTTGATATTGAAAGATTAATTGGACAAGATATTACAGCTTTGACATCATTATTCGATCAACAAGTCATTGATAGAGAAGAATTTAGAGATATTTTGGTTCAAGGAGAAGTGTTACCATCAGCAAATGAGGCTAGATCTCAATAATTTGTTAGAATGATAAACAAGTACATATATTTTTATGGCTAAATCCCTAGATAAAGTTCTGCAACCTGATGGAACTTATAAATGGGAGCTTGTAGAACCAACTTTATCTGAAAAGATGGGTAATGGTGCTGAAGCTCCTGTTGTTTGTCCTGCTCCAGAACCAAAAGCAACTAAAAAAAAGTCTGCTAAAAAGAAAACCACTAGCCCACTTACTGAATAATTAATGGCAATCGAAGAAAAAGTCATTCAGCCTGAGTCTGTGACCAACGCTGAACAGCCCGTGGCTGAAACTACTTCACAACCACAAGCACCAAATCTTGATTCTGTAAAAGCAGAATACGAAGCAAAATTAGCTGCTTTGCAGAAGCAAGTTTCAGATGAACAAGAAAAATTTAAAGGTGCAAAGTCTAAATTAGACGAAGTTTATAAGAAAAAAGAAGCCGAACGTACCAAAGAATTAGAAGATCAAGGTCAATGGAAGACTCTTTGGGAGGAGGCTAATAAAACAGCCCAAGAAAAAGAGCAACAGATAATGACTTTATCTCAACAGTTAGAAGACTTAAAAACTTCTAATGAAGTTGCATCTACCAAAACAACAGCACTTGCAGCTATCAGTAATCTTGGAGCGATAAATGCAGAGCAAACTTTGGCATTGCTACAAGGTAAGTTACAAAAAAATGCTAATGGGGAAGTAGTTGTGTTAAATGGAGGTGTTGAGCAAAATCTTAATACCTATCTCACCAGTCTTAAAAACCCTGGAAGTGGTTGGGAACATCATTTCAAACCAAGTTCTGCTGCTGGAATGGGTGCAAAACCAAGTCCAGTTGCTAATGCAGGTGGAGGTCAATCAAACCCCTGGAAAACGGGCAATATAACACAACAAATGCTAATATCAGATCAAGACCCACAGCTTGCAGCCGTGCTCAAGCAAGAGGCTCAAAAATAGTTAGTTTCTGTGAAACTAATCCCCTTGT